GTAAAAGTATGTTATCAATCGCAGATGCTTCAGTAAATTTATGTTGTTTTTCAATTAAGGTAGCGTGAGTTTTACCGGCCAAGCCAGGAATCCTACGTAACATCTCATTGTGTAATGCTTTCTGGTGAGATGAATTAGCGACCATTTCATCTACTTCACCCGGTATCACCTCGTTGTAACGCTTCTCAAGCTCTGCGATTGGGTCTTCAGAGTTTAAGATTTTGTTCATCTCTGATGGGGATGCGTTTGATAACTCAGCCTCTAAGGTCTGTAACTTTGGAATGACTTCCGTCTTTAACACTTGACGATACAGTTCTTCATCAACGGCCTCTTTCTGAAACAAGTCATAGATAAAACTTTTTGCTGATTCGTCGCCGCCCTCCGCGCGGTTCTTTAGCTCCTCTTTAATTTCCATAGGGGACATCCCTTGGACTTTCTCGACCCCCGCTTGTTGTTGGATGTTTTTAAATTGACCAGCAAGTTGTGGGAACTGATTTAACGCTTTTGATAACTGAGTAAACGAGTTTTCCTTGGGAGTTTCTTGTGTTACGACGTTATATTGACCGCCTCGGCTGATTGTCGATCTCAATGATACTTGACCAAGATTAACATCAACTTTCTCCCTCGTGTCTTGAGAGAGTGCTTTTTTAAGATCTTCTGTTGTCATTTAAAATTGTTATTTAGAGGGAAACACCTGAGCGGTTTGCATTCCGGTTTGCATGCCTTGTAACCCTGCTTCCAATAGGCTGGCTTGTTTGATTGGCTGGTTGATTCTAAGCTGATTCATGCGTGAGCGTATGGCTCCTTCCTCTAATTCTAATCCAGTCTGTTGTGCTTGCATCTTCTGCTGTTGTTTCTCAGAGAACGAATATCGTGCTTGTTTAGCTGTTAACGAATCGGTCAACCTCTCTAAGGACATGCCAGAAATACCTGACTCCGTAAGAGCAATTAGACGCGCACGCGATTTTGCCTCCATTGTCTGCACTTGCGCGGCTTCGGTGCGCTGTGACCGGGCAGTGTTTTCCTGTGCCTCTCTTAGTCTTACCGCGGTATTAGCACGTTGCGCTCTAACTTGTTCAGCAGCAGAGGCTTGTGCTTGAGCTTGTTCTTGGGCGCTTGCCGCAGCTTGTTGCCCAGCAAAGGATGAGATAGCACTGGCAGCACCCATAACGAGAGGATTACACATAATTGTTATTTATAAGGAAGAGGGATTGATTTGGAATGAAAGGAAGTCGGTGGAGTCATCATCGGAGAACTCAGCACCGCACCACTTAAGCCATCGAACGGCTGTGGTGTTTTGGACGTGGACGTGGTTGACACATGGTAGTTTGTAGTGGTTAACAATAAAGGAAAGCCAAGCTTTACTAGCTTTAGCAAACTCAAAGCCCGCAACTTGAAGCAGCCTATCGGTCGATAACAACCAGATGTAGTTGGTGTTATCCTTGATAAGCTCACCGATCCCAAAGCAAGCTAAGGGCGCGTGGTCGTCTTTGGCGCATATGGTCCACGTGTGGTAGTCTTGCTTTAACCCTAAGTCTAGGGCTTGTGTTGGGGTGGACCCACTGGTTAACAAACATTCAAGCTTGTCGATGTGGCGCATGTTGATGCCTACCTCTTCACAGTCAGATTTACGGGCTGACCTAAGGTAGACGTTATTATATTCTAGTTGAACGGGTGTGGACGTTGGCTTCGAATTCACAGGCTTGGAAGTTAGATGCAAATGCACTTGAGTTAACAATCTTAATAAGCGAATCCTTAGCTTGTGTAAAGATCGAGAATCGCAACTTACCGTCTTGTGAAAGCAGGGTGTCCGTAGAGGTGATGTTAATGACGTTAGGACTGTAGGTAAAGATACGCTTGTCCCGAGCTAGAGGTGTTACCTCAACTTGGAAGTCCACAGCGTCCGTAAAGAACAAGGTGCCATTCCTAAGAATCATACGGGCAAGACCCGAGGACACCGGTGGGTTACCTTGTTTGAACACTGGCTCACTGAAGGTGTATTCTAGGTTGTATCGAAGACCGCTGAAGCAAGTCCGGTTGTAGGACTGAATGCTTGCTTGGGTGCCGTTGACAAAGTTAACAGTTACTCGGTTGCCGTGGCTGTCATACACCTCAACAACATCATCAGGACCGGGAGTGAACCCGAGGTCGATCAAGGTGTCCGTAGGAAAGGATGTTGGGTCACCGACAAAGGTCTTCTTCTTGAGCATGTCGAGGTGGATCGTAAAGCCATCAAGGGTGTCATCCTCAAGTCGTAGCTCTTCACACTTCATCTCAGTCAACAGGGTGTCGCCATCTTTGTCACCGACAACAAACAGGGAGCTATTGATGAACTCTAGGCTGAGGACATTGAAGGGCATCTTGAACTTGCTCCATGAGCTAACAACCTTTTCCCGTCCGTTAAAGAAATACTTGTAGACGTAGATGGTGTCGCCTCCTGAGCTAAGAGCAATGAGGTCAGTGGATGTGGAACCTGATGTTACAAGGATGTTACCGTTGTTGATATATCCTGGAACTTGTGTGGTAATATCATCCGAGTCGTAAACGTCCGTGGTGGCATTGAGAGAATACTCTTGCATACCGAGGAAGTTGCCGCGCTTAAATGGGAAATAGACATAAGAGCCAACAGCAAGGGGATCTTCGGATGTGTTAACATCATAGTTGGTGACAGCCTCAAGAGTGATGGTTTCGTTGGTCAAGGGATCACCCTTAAGAACAAACTGTCCCCGGTCGGCAAATAACAACAGGTTCTCTTGGAAGGCTACACTGCTTCTGAGGTTTGTTACGTTAGCGGTTGCCGATGTAACATCAATCGGAGCGGTATCCAACAAAGTCCTTACGGTGGTCCTAAAGAAGTTAAAGAGTTCTCCGGCTTCCGAAAGCACCACAGAGTCCTCATAGATGAATCCTAAGCGGTTCTTAAAGAAGACAAAGTTGTTGAGCTTCTTGCCGACAAAGGATGGAAATGGGTTGGTCTCGTCGTCCCCAGCCTTACGCTTGGCCCACCCAGTTTTGTTAACTGTAAAGGTGTTCGGGGCTGTGTTAACAAGCTGAAGGGGAAGGGTGTCAGGGTCGAGAGCGATGTCGAGGTCTGGTCCTACGTCTTCTACCCAGCCTCCTTCACCAAAGGATTGACCGTCGTTAGTCTCAAAGCGGAGATAGTAGTCGTCCTCGTTAGCGTCAGCAGAGCCACGCACGGCAACCCGGAAACCATCAGGTCCACGCACAGGTAGATCCGAAAGGGCATCGACTTCCTTGTGGACGAGTCCTAGGCCGGAACCAGCAAGACCATCGAATGCTTCAAGGAAGAAGTCTTGGCCGTCGTTGCGGTTGATAAGGATAGCGCCATCTTTGTCCTTTGAGGTGTAAGCGGCGGCTATTCCCGGAGAAGGAGTTCCGGTAGCTAGGTGAGCATTTGTAGGCTGGTTTGTTAATACAAGACTTAACTGTGATGCAATGTTGGTTGCGTCCGCTACCTCTTCTTTCTCACTTGATGAACTGTCAGCTGTAACAATGTTAACTTCATCATACGCAGGGGACGCTTCAACCGTGGGGCTAAATGACTGTGTTCCTTTGTATGTTACAGTGCGTCCGGAATGGAGGAGTTGAATATTAGTAACAACACCAGAGGAGTCTACGGTTATGTTAAACTCAGGACGAACGTCCCAATCAACACCTGTAGGAAACTCTAAGGTAGGCTCATCATCAGTCTCGTAGCCGGTGCCACCACTGCTTATTGATATTGATTCAATCTCGTAGTAGTAAGAGTTAAACTGGTTACCGATCTGGCTCTCTTTCCAGACTACATTGAAGCGCGCACCGCCTCCACTAAAGGTTCCTTTGTCTCTGAACTTAAGACCATACTTCTTACCGAAGTCGCCTTGTTTAACAAACACTAAGGCACGGGACGAATCAAGCTCCTCGGACTTCTCGGTTGTCTTACCAACAGTAACAGCAGTGTTAAGAAGGAACGTGCTGTCACCTATGGTAAGAGCTTTAAGCTGTTCGTGTGCTTTGTTAGCTGTTGCTAATTTAAGATACTCACTACTGACTTGGTAACCGCCGGTGTCGCCTTCAACAGATGCCTCGTCTCCGGTCTCTAGGTTAAACACCCTGATAACACCTGAGCCGTCACCTGTGGTCCGATGCTCAATAGTAACAACATACCTTTCAGTCTCACTCCGGTTGATGAAGTGCAGGAAGTCACCCTCAAGAGCTACAGCCCCTAGGTTGTCTATGAGCCGTGCCGGAGGACGCTTAGTGAGTCCTTTGGTGACGGTGGAAAGACCGTTGATCTGTTCCTCACATTGACCAGCTAGACGCACCTGAGGTGACTGTTGGCTGACCCCTTGGATGAGGTTGGGAACGGTAGTTGTTATGTTGGCCATCGTTTAAGCAAGGTCAGTGCGGCGATTGATGCCGATGCGTGTAGCAGTGTCGTAGTTGTCGAAGATGGTTCGATCAGAGTTGTTACCTTCAGCTTCTTCCATAGCTGCCTTGGCGCGAATCTCATCACGGTAAATAAGTGCCTCAATCTCACGGGAGCCAACAAGTCTGTTAGCAAACATCCGGGATGCCTTGAGGGCGATGTAACGTCGAGCCTGTTCTGGTAGCTCTTCGTATTCAAGTAAAAATGTTATGTTAACCTTAAGCTCGTCTACAGTGAATGTGTCAGTGTAGTTCTTACGGTCGAACAATGCGGTGCCTCGTTGGACTACATCATAGGTGGTGTCAACTGTGTCCACTTGTAGGACGTTGTCAGGTAACACAAACTTATTGGAGGCATTAGCTTCCAAGGTGTAGTCTTGGGCTGTGTTAAAGTGCCACCCATCTTGTTGGACCTCACGTGACACCTCGTCAATAACACCTTTAGCAAGTGCAGCAGATGGCGGCAAAGCAGTAGTGTTAGCAATAGAGTTTACAGGTGCTTCGGTAACGTAACCGAGCATAGTGTTAACAGCGTCAAGTTTGGTGGTAAGGGTAGCCATAGTAATTGGGAAAAAGGAAAAGGCCGCACCCCAATCATTAAAGAAAGGAGTGCGACCGTTGGGGTTATTGGGGGGTATTAGGAGTCTTTGATTTCAAAGGCTGCCTCGGGGCGAAGGATACCGTGGCCCATAGCATACTTAGCTACGAACAGGCTTCCTTGGAGTTCGACCTTGTAGTCGCTTTCGGTTGCAAGGTCAAGGAGCTTGACAGTTCCGATAGCCGATGGGTGTCCACCGATGATCTCAGTTGCAAGGAGGTTACCGTTATAACCTTCACCGAAACTAGTTCCACCGAACACATCGTTCTTAACTGCGGCCGATCCGTCACCAGTAGTAACAGAAGTGAGGTTAGCAGCGACGTCGCCAAGGTGATTACTCTTGTAGAGGTTAATTCCAGCAACCATAGGGATGCGTCCAGAGGCAACATCACCACGACCACCAAAGTCACGATTAACAACCTCTTCACCAGAGGAGATCAATGTGTAGTAGTCTTTAGGCTTAAGGATAGCGAAACGCTGACCGTCATCTGGGATGTCGTTCTCGTCAAGCCTCTGAGCAGCAGTAAACAAGGCAGCTTGAATCTCAGCACCGCTAAGAGCCGCTACGCCACCACTGTTACTGTCGATCTGGATACCAGCTTTACCGCCAGTGATAGTCGCAGCAGAACGAGAAGCAGCCACAAGGGTCTTCATGGTTGCAAGATCGAAACGCTTGGCAAGAGCCTTACCGAGTTCCTTAGCGTAAATGCTACGGACATCGTAGTGGTTCTTAAGCTCATCAATGTTTGCGATGAAGGTTGAAGCAAGAAGGACATCATCAATGTTAATGACTTTCTCAGCGTGCTTAATCTGACTCAGGTAAGAGTTACTAGAATCAGCAATGTTTTCACCTGGTGTGTGGTAAGCTGCCGAAGCAATGCCCGTTACAGGGAACTGAGCAGACTTTCCGTTGGAGATAGTCCGAATCGTGTGAAGTCCTTTCATCACGTTGAACTCTTCGAAGGTGGTCAGGATTTCTCCTGAGAACACCTTAAGGAACAAAGCATCAACTGCGTTTGCTCCATTAACTTGTCCCAAGCGGGACGGAGTAGTGTTAGCCATAGTTTATGGGTTTCTATTTGTTGTTGTTGTTAAGGTTGTCCTCATTCTGATGTGTCCATAACCGGGTTCGGAGTTATTGATTGTCCACCGCAGTGGGTCTCATCGTCGGCCTCGGGGGAGTCTATCTTTATGATGACGTTTGGTTTAAACACCACCAAGCTACTTATGCAGCTTGTAATAATGGTGAAAGTTGTTGTGTTATTCTCACAGCCTTGCCATGAGGTAACAGTAAGGTAGTTTTCGCCTATGTCCGTAAGTGAACCATAGACTGAGCATTCAAGGGGACCATCGGTGCTGTCTTGCACGTGGTCTAGGAAAGTCATTTCAATAACATCTCCTAACAGGAGGTTGTCGTTTACTTCCCTCAAGTCCCCTTTCCTTTCTTCTTCGACATGATCTTTAACCCCTTCCGCTTGGCGGCCTTCTTGGCTGCTTTTTTACCTTTAGGGGTATACGGATACGACTTATCTCCTACTTTGGGCATAATAGTGTTATTAGTGTTAGTGTTGGGGTTGGGGTCAGCATTTCCACCTTCTAAGAGCTAAAGCTTTTCGGGTGGGCCTGCCTTTGGAATCTTTCATCGGGCCTTTGACGCCTGACATCCGCGCACAAAAAGACCGCTTCCTCGGGCCTCCCTCTGGTTGC